TTTGGGGCATTGATTTTTGATGACGGCAACCATAACGTAGCGTGGGAACGAAAGTCAAAAGGAAAATACAAAGTAGGGTGTAGTTGCGATCAATACTGTCGTTTCGTGCGGTTAGTAAGCAAAGAATTAAAAAAACGTTATGACAAGCAAAGCGTGGAAGTCCCTCAAAAAAGGAAGTTTAATAAAGAGTAGAGGTGGAAGCATAAGAAAGGTTTTGAACTATAATCCGGTAAGCCAAACAATCTTATTAAAAATGATTAAGAGTGGTTGTTGGCGTTTATGGAGTGGTTGTCGTAAGTGTGCGATAGCAGGAAAGGACACGACTGTCTATTGTATAGGCGACAAACTTCAATTCAGCGTAGTTAGGTATTGACATCTTGATTTGTGTGTTATGATAAAGTAATTAAAGCAATCGCTATGGTTAAGGAAAGATCTAAAAAGCTGGTAAAAAAAATCTTGGAAATCTCAAAGAGAAAGCGTGGAAAATTGCCGCCAATGGGAAAGATAATGAAGTCGGTTGGTTATTCTACCGCTTACTCAAAAAATCCAAAGCAATTAAAAGGGACTGAAACGTTCCAAGAGTTGTTAAAAATCTTTATCCCTGAAAGCAAGACCGTTCGCAGGCACGGCGAATTACAGGATTTTAGCAGTATTGAACATTATACTTTTCCGTCCGTTGGCAAGGGCAAAAAGAAAAGAGATTTGAGCAACAAAGAAATAAAAATGATTGTTGAGAGCGTTCCGGGTTGTAAGTTAATTTATATCAAGCCGGATTTCTATGCTGGCAAAATAGCTTTCTTTCAAGCGCCTGACGGAAAGATTAGGGTTAATGCGGTTGATATGGCTTACAAGCTCTATGGCGTTTATGCGGCAGAAAAGATAGAATTAACAAGGAAGTATGAGCATTTGAGCAACGCTGATTTGGCGACATTAGAGAAACAGCTTAAAGATTTCTTATTAAAAAGATAATTAACAATAAAACCTATGGAAATCATCAAATCGCATTACGCAATCTCAAAACCGGTTCAGAGCTATGCCGAGATAAAGAAAGAAGCGGAAGCGCTGATCAAGTTTATTGACCGTCCACAATTAAAGGGTTATTACAACAAAGCATACGCGCTCTGTCATTGTTTGTTCAGCGAAACTCCGTATGCTTTTTTTGTTGTAGCTGACGACGTGTTGGTTGAGGGTTTATTAAAGCACAAGGTCATTATTAATCCTGAAATAATTGAGATCCCGGAAACAATGAAAATCAAGCTGAAAGATCAAACTGGCAAGGTTGTGCGTGAGGATCAGGAAGTCCCTAACAAGATGACTTTCAAGGAAGCGTGCTTTTCCTTTCCGTATAGGCAAGAGAAAAACATTGAGCGTCCGTTTGAGATTAAGGTTAGATACCAAGTCCCGGCACTCTTTGGGTTAAAGCTGAAAACGATTGAGGAATACAAAATCGGGGTTATTTCAGATATTTTTCAGCACGAGATTGACCATATGGCAGGCAAGAATATCTTTTTACAAACACAAGAGCCGTTTAAGTGGTGGGAGTTGATCGGAACTCCCAAGCCAAAAGGTGGCACGTCAATAGGTAAATAAAACTCTTGGTTATGAGCAAAGCAGATATAAATAAAAGAATAAAAGAATTGTGCGGATCTGACGACCCGGAAACTGTTTTAGAGGAGTTGCGCAGGGTTAAAGAGGAAAAGGTTTTTAGGTTTCAGAACGCAAGATTTCAATTCTACGAGCCGAACGGAAAATGTGAGCAGTTTATCGCAAAGGTTGGGAGTGGCAATAACTTTGTTATCTTATTTTCTGCGGCAAACGGAGTAGGAAAGACCGCCGCAGGGACGAATATAATTGCGCATTTGATTTGGGGAAAGGATAGCGAAAACCCATATTTTGATCAACCTCTTTACAAAGAGTTTCCATATCCAAAAAAGGGCAGGATAATATCTGACGCTACCAACATTGAGAAAAACCTGATACCAACGCTTAAAGAGTGGTTTCCATTGGGTAAGTATAAAACGAAAAAGAACAGGAAAACGTATGAGGCGACTTGGACTACTGGAAACGGCTGGGAGTTTGACATAATGACTTACGATCAGGACGTCAAGGAGTTTGAAGCGGCAACATTGGGATTTGCTTGGTTTGACGAACCGCCACCCGAAGCAATCTTTAAGGCGACAGTAGCTCGTATGAGAAAAGGGGGTGTTATCTTTATCTCTGCTACGCCCCTGAAAGGTTCTGCGTGGCTCTATGACCATATTATAGCCAATCCTGACCCGGAACTCATAAAACAGGGTCAGAGGGTTTACGTTGAAGCAGAGATTGAGGACGCGTGTAAGCAACACGGAATAAGGGGTCATTTGGAACACGACCATATTTTGCGTATGATCGCGGAATATACAGAGGACGAGAAACAGGCGCGTGTCTTTGGTAAGTTTCAGCATTTAGTCGGGTTGAGATTTAAGATGTTTAGCCGGAATATACACGTCATCAGACCTTTCAATATCAACTTTAAGGATTACTGCGTGTTTGAGGCGCTTGATCCCCACCCGCGCACAAACGATATGATTACTTGGTTGGCGGTTGACAGAAAGGGCAATAAGTTTATCGTGGACGAGCTTTGGTTGAAGTGTCGGGGCGGAACAGAGGAACTTGCTACAAGGATTAAGGAAAAGGCAACTCAATACCGTTTAATGAGGCGCATTGCTGATCCGTCAGCTTTTGTTGAGGATCAGCACGATAATAAGCCGGAAAAAGCATTAGCGCAGAAATTAAATACTTACGGATTGGTTTATCAACAAGCAACAAAGTTTAGGACGCAGGCAGACAGGCGCATTGAGGACGCTTTGACTTATCAGAAACTCAATTTGGGGGGCGAGCAAGAGGAGTATATTAAAGCACCGGAACTCTATATTTTTGACACTTGTATCCGGCATATCTTTGAGTTTGAGCATTACTCTTGGGACGATTGGTCGGGCAAGACAGCAGAGAAAAAGGGTCTGAAAGAAAAGACAGTTGACAAAGACGATCACGGCATTGAAAACATTGGACGTATCTTAATTCAAGAGCCGGTTTTCACTCCCATACCAAAGGAAACTTTTGATAATAACCAGCAATCTTTTGACCCCTACGACAATCCGATAATGTAAGTTTTTCACAGGTTGTTGACAAGGTTTATTCGTGTTATAATAATTCAAATAAAATTGCCTATATGGAAACAAGAACATACCCAGTTGAAAAATACCGAAAATGTCCAATCTATTTTAGGAGTATGCGCGATCATTTTGAGTATCTAACAATCATTAAAAATCAACTCTACACAGCGCATATTACGGTTAAACCATATTGGATAACAAAGCTGTTTTTTGACTTGGATATTTCCAAAAGAGTTGATAAAGTTCCTTACAGCCAGTCGCAGTTAAAGAACATATTAGCGACTTTGCGTAAAATGGCAGAAACCACTATTGACTTTGTTTTAGATAATAAGGATAATAAATTAACTAAAAAATAACTTTTATGAAAATTGTCAAGGGAACAAAAATAGATCAAGCAGAACCTCGCAGAACGTTGCCGTCTTTTACTCTCTCGTCAAGCGACTTGCCGGAGTTAAAAGATTGGGACGTGGGCGGGGTTTATTTCTTGAAAATTAAAGTTGAGCAGATTACTCTCGGCAAAGGTGATCAGGAGTGGGGCGAACCTAAAAAGGGTGATAAGAAAAGACACGCGCGCTATCAGGTTTTAGGGATTGAAGCATTGGGCGAGAAAGAAAGTTTTGAGAGTGAGTATGCCCGGAAAAGAGAAAGAGCCAATAAGTAATTTTTAATGCTATGCCACAGGATTTTCTAAAATGTATTGAGGACGACGGAAAGGTTATCACCAAGCGCCTCAATAAAGACGAGTATATCAAAATGTGTAAAGACAGCGAGGGAAACTGGCACAAAGGGGAAACCCATAAATATAAAAAATTAAGTAGTAGTAAAAAATAGTTGTGGAAATCGCCAATCGCAACTATGCCAAGAAAAGTCAAGGACGCAGACATAGCCACCGGGTCTAAACTGGACAATGGATTAGAAAAGGAATTAAAGAAATACGAACAGAAAGAGTTTACCAGTTTGATCAAACAAATTGATACCGAGTATTCTCTCTCGTGGTGGTTTATGAAGCCAAAGCTGGACGAGTGGGCTTTGCGCTTAAAACTTTATAATAATCAAAAACGAGATAAGGAAGCCGTTGGTGATCCATTGCTTTTTACTATTCACCAAACTGTTCTTGCCTCACTTTACAGCGACAGGTTAGCCGTTGAGTTTTTAGGTAGGGAAAGTGGCGACGAGGAAACAGCCGAGAACTTAAACTCTTTGGCTGACTTTGATTACGACGATATGGAAAAGGACGAATTGGACTACGAGTGGGATTGGGACAGTTCTTTCTTTGGCAGAGGACTTTTATTGATGTCGGAATACGATCGTAAGTTAATGCTTTCTTGCCCGGAAGTAATTGATATTATGACTTGGTTGCGTGATCCAAGAGCAACTTCGGTTAATGGAGATAGGAAAGGCAGAGGCGCAATGAGGTTCGGCGGCAGAGAAATTAGGTTGACGAAAGGGGAAATGAAAAACGCCGGCATTTACTTTGATTATAATAATTTGAAGTTTGACACCACTGACCTACGCTCTTTGATTGATAAAATGGCGCAGGCAAGGGCAGAAGCACAGGGGTTGGCTGATGTTAGCAAATGGCATAAACTTACCGGCGAAAATGGCGATAACCGGCTCTTGGAGTGGTTCACGATTTGGAAAGGAAAGAGAATTATTGCGACGTTGGCTGATGACAGGAAAAAGATTGTCAGATATACCGAGTTAAAAAACCGCAATATGTTTCCGATCATTGACCGTTCAATCTATCCTATTTCACACGACTGGGACGGCGTATGTATTCCTGATTTAGCTGAGGACAAACAGCGAGGCAGGTCTGTTGTTCAAAACCTTGCCTTGAAAGGAATTAAAATTGGTCTTAATCCAACCTATCTTTACGATACCAATAAGATTAAAAACAGGGGTAACCTTAACATTGATTTTAATAAACACATACCAGTTGACGGTAATCCAACCGGATCAATAGAGCAGGTTCAAAGACAGGCAGTCAAGCAGGAAGTTCAATGGATTTTAGATGTTTTAGATACAGCCGCGCAAAGGGCAACGGCTACTCCGGATATTCAACAGGGAGTAAGCACAGATGAAAAGAGGACGGCGACTGAAACTAACCTTATTTCAGCCAAAGTTGATACGCGTTACTCCCTATCAGCAAAGATATTCGGCTGGTCAGAAAAAAGATTTTGGAAACAATGGTATAGTAATCATAAGGATCACTTCAAGCCGGGAATTGATGAAAAGATTATCAGGATTGTTGGTGCTATGGGGGCAAAATGGCGCGCTCTTACAAGAGAGAATATCATTGCTAATACCGATCCGGATATTAAGATTGAAAGCAAGGTTATTTCTGATACACGCAAGTTCAACGATTTACAACAATACCGACTATTTATTAAAGACGTTTTGGCTACCGATCCGCAGAACTCTAATATCCGTTTTGCTTTAAGGAAAATTGGGCGCTTGTCAGGGTTTAGGAAAGAGGAAGTTGAGCAGATTTTACCACCCACCATAGACGAAATGAACGCAGAAACGGAAAATGACAAACTGGATAAAAAAGGATTAGTAGCAGTTCAGATTTATGATGACGACTTTGTCCACTTGGAAGTTCACAACAAAGCGGCTGATACCCCCCAAAAGAAAGCCCACATTAACGCCCACAGAAGCGCAATGATGTTAAAGAGGGTTAAGCCGGAGTTCAATATGACTTCCGGCAATAGACCAGCCGCACCAAATCAAGTAGAGGCAGAAAAGGTTATGTTTTCAAAGGAAAATGTGCCTGTGAGCGGATCAAGGGCATTGCCAGTAACTCAATAATTTTATGGTAAAAGCAAAAAAGAAAGTTAAAAAAGTTAAAGAGATTAAAGTAATGACCGTTGAGGTTGAAAAATCGCAGGTTTCAGATGATACGACAGAAAGGGTTAGCGCTCTCAATAGCTTGGTAGCGAGTAGGGGTTGGACGATAATCGTTGAGGTTTTGAAAACGAATATAGCTTATTTAGAAATGGCAATTTTAGAAAAGAAAGACCCGGTGAGTAAAATTGAATTGTCTGACGAGGAAGTAGAAAAATTGAGGTATAAGCGTAATCTGAACATTGAGTTAATGAATACTCCGCAGAATTACAGCAAAGTATTGGTTGAAATTGAGAAAACTCCGGAAAACTTTGACCCATACTGGAATATGGACGATATTAGAAAACACGAGGAAAGCACCTTGAAAAAAGAATAGTTAGCGTGTGGTGTTTGGGACAAGATAAAATCGCAAGCGTATTTTGTGAGGTTCGCTGAAACTGCCTATCTGTGAGGGGCTTTGGCGATTTCCTACTTACAGACCGCTTGACTTATTAACTTGCTTCGGCTCGTTATATGGTTAATTCGCGGTTCAAGTAGGCGGTTTCAACGAGCTTCACAAAAGCTTGCCGGCAATTTAGTCGTTTGCCGAGAAATATCCGCAGTAGTAAGTTTTCGGCATTTACTTACGAGAGCGTGTAAAAAATTAAAATTATGCCTGATGTAGAAAACAAAGCCGCCGGTCAGGAAACTGACGCAGGCGAGAAACAGCCAGTTGGCGCTGACCAAAAGCCAACTACCGACGCCGGGACAGAGGACAAAGGCGACGATAAAGACAAGGGTCAAGGCGGCGACGACACAGATACCCAAAAAGGTGATGATGTTGACAAAGCCAAAGCCCCAGCAGATACCTCTAAAAAAGATGACAAAGGCGACGACGAGTTTAAGGACGACGGCAAAGAGCCGGAAGTTAAACCTCGTATGTCATCAAAGGACTTCATAATCAAACGTCAACAGCGCAAAATCGCTAAACTCAAAGGGAAAGCCGGCGAGGAAAGCAACGAGGGCGGTGAGGACGAGGGTGGCGACGACGAAGTCGCACCAGAGGACGAAGCCCTGATAAACAAAGTAGTTGCCAAAACATTTGCCCCAATCATTGACAAAACCCAAAGCGCAGAGGATAACACGGAAATATCAGAGTTCTTATCGGTTAATCCCGATTTCAAACCATACGAAGCCAAAGCGCGACGCTATATTGCCCACCCGTCAAGACGCCATTTACCTGTTGAAACTGTATTTTACGAAGTAGCTGGAAAGGATCTAATGAAAATTGGCGCTAAACGCCAAAAGAAAGCAGATGAGGAAGCCAAAGACAGTCAAACCGGTGGCGGATCGGCTCGTGGCGGTGAGGGCGCAAAGACAGCTTGGGATATGCCAAAAGATGAGTTTGAGGCAAAGCAAGAGGAAATAAGACGAAAAGGATCGGCTTAAATCCTATCAAATAATTAACCTACTTAACGTAAAAAAATGCCTAACACTACACGAATACAGATACCGGCAGAGGTGAATAACTTTTACGACAGAACTCTTTTAGAAAGAGCAGTCGCATTGTTTGTTCATACTCGTTGGGCGCAAGTTAGGGATTTGCCAAAACGAGCTGGAACGAAAGTAATTAAGTTCCGCAGATATGGCAACCTTATAGCCGCTACAACTCCTCTAACAGAGGGAGTAACCCCTGCTGGTAGTCAACTTTCTGTTACGGATATTACAGCCACCGTAGCTCAATATGGTGATTATATTACCGCAACAGATGTTCTTACTTACGAAAGTGAGGACGCTGTGTTAATGGAAGCCGCCGAAGTTATGGGCGATCAAGCAGGCGACACCATTGACCAGCTCTGCCGTGATATTCTAAATGCTGGCACAGCAGTAATTTATTCCGGAACAGGAAACGTGGCTACGGCTGACGTTGCCGCCGGTGATGTTATTTCTTACCAGAACTTGGATACCGCGTCATTAGCTTTGAAAAACAATAAAGCTAAACCAATCACGCGCCAAATTAACGCTTCAACTGGGTATAACACTACTCCAATCCCAGCTTGCTTTATCAGTATTATCCACCCGGAAATTACTGCCAAAGTAGCTACCTTTACAGGTTGGACACCGGTTGAAAAGTATTCTAACCAAGCCACCGTTTTAGAGGGCGAGGTTGGATCATACAGCGCAAATGGTAGCAAGATCCGCTTTATTGAAACCACCAATGCTAAAATAAAGACCGGCGCAGGAACAGGCGCGATTGATGTTTACTGCACCTTGATTTTAGGGGCAAATGCCTATGGTATTACCCGAGTATCAGGTGAAGCAATGAAAAACATTGTCAAGCCATTAGGTTCAGCAGGCGCGGCAGACCCGTTAGATCAGCGCGCAACTTCCGGTTGGAAAGCTACTTTTGTCGCAAGGATACTCAATGAAGATTATATTGAGAGAATTGAAAGTGCGAAAGTTTAATTCTAACCCGGTCAGGAAGTCGCTCGCCAAAGCCAATAATTAAAATTATTAAGGAAATAAACTCTTATGAGTGAAAAAGATAAAAAAGTAAAAAAAGATCCACTCTTGGGCGATGAGGAAAACGTCAAAGAACCGGATCAGCCAGTTCAGCCAAAAGTAGAGGCAAAGGTTGAGAAGCCAGTTGAAAAACCGGTTGAACAACCGAAAGCGCCTGCCAAAGCAAAAGCTGGAAACAAGGATACTATTGTTAATGAAACAAAAGATATTCTTGCCAAATCGCCACACGTCAACTTCATTATTCCATTGAGCGAGGGTGAGCCAGAGGGCGCGTTTGACACCGTTCAAATCAATGGCGAATACAGGTTGACGATTAAGAAAGGCGTTATGGTCAATATACCTATGCCAGTTGCCAATATCCTCGCTGAAAAGTATAGGATCAATATGACAGCCGGCAAGGATAAGAGGATTGACCGAACGTCAGAAGTTGAGGAAACATTGGGCTAAATTAAAAAAAACAGGTCGTTGTTAGCTCAATTAACAAAATCTTAAACACTTAAACCTATGCCTAACTTACACGAAAACGGTTGTATCAAAGCGCCGGGATTAGCAATCGGAACAGCCACAACCACCTTTTCCTATGCCAATACTTTTCGCGTCAAAGCGAACGGTATGATCTCGGACGACGTAACCACAGCCGACGCGCCTGCCTTAACCACAGCAGAGGATAAGGACGGCGACACTCCGGGCAATTTGGCTATTGATTACGAGAGAGCTTACACTTTGTTAGCTACCGTAAATGCCACAACTGGCGCAGTAACCTTTACGCTCGCGGCAAGTGAGGATTTTGCCGAAGGACACGTGTGGAAAGTGTCTGATATTAACTGGGGAAACGCAGTTGATAACGACAGCCACAAATCAGTTGTCGGCTTTATCATCATTGCCAATACAACCAACCTATTTGTGCCGGGAACGACAGCATTGAGCGCAAGTGGCGTAACCGTTCGCTACTTTGACAATGTTCTCGCAATTCCTGAATAGGTTGGTAGGAAATCGTCAGTTAGTTAATAAGCAATAAAAACCAATGACACCAGTCCAATTCGCGGTATTAACCCGTTACTATACAAAAACCAATTCAACGACTTTTACGGACGCTGATATTCTTATATTAGCGAACATCTACAAGGACGACATTTGCGCCCAAGTAGCAAAAAACGTTGGTGAGGATTATTTTGGATTGCGCTTTGAGCGTGATTTAATAGCGGATCAACGAGAGTATGACTTGCCTAACGAGTTAATGGCTCGTATGAAATATCTACAAGCCAAACTTGACGGCACAAATTGGAAAAAACTGAACGAAACTGACCTGTCAATCTACGGCAAGAGCATTGATGAAACGACCATACGGCTTGAATATAGCGAACGCGACCCGGAGTTTGACCTTTGGGATCAAGGTATCTATATTCTGTCAGGTAACGCCATTATAAACGTTACTGACGGATTGTTGTTATGGGCTATCATCTACCCTGCTGACATTGCCAATCTGACAGACACAGACGATTTATCAGTTAATCCGGACGATTACTCTCACGGAATACCAAAGCCGTTTCACGAACTTTTAACGAGGCGAGTGTCTATTGCTTACAAATCCAGTAAGGACAAACCCATACCGTTATCTGAAAAAGAAAAGCTGTATGAGGTTGACTTGGCGCAAGCAATCCAAAATCTTAAAGATGCCAATTTGGACAGGTCGGTGTTGCCAAGCGTGCCTTACGACGACGGAAGCGATTATTAACTTTCGTTAAAAAAATTAACCAACTTAAACAAATGCTTTATACAGCAAAAATTAAGGAAGTTAACAAAGAGTTTTCCTTACCGGATAATTGCTCTTTGTTGAGCGTATGCTTTGACATACTGCTTGACGGCGACGTGGTTGCCGAGCGCCGATTGGGTTTTCCAATAGACACTTCGGAAGAACAAATCACAGACGAAGTCAAGAAGTATTGCGTAATGTATGCGCAGGATCACGAATTGGCGGCTGACGCGGCAGAAAGGTCGGAAGCAGAAGCCGGCGCAAGCGAAGTGATCAAAAACCTTGTTGGAAAGGAATTGTCGCCTGACAAAGAAACTGTGCCTGCCAAAAAAGGCAGAGGCAGTTCCAAAAAGTCAGATGACGAGGACTAACCGTCAAGGATTAGAAATCGCCACAGATTAAGATAATTAACTTAAACACTTATACAACTATGCCTCTATTCTCAAAATCCAAAGTTGGATTAAACGAAAACGTAGAATATCAGTTGAAAGATAGTGGGGGAAACATCAAAAAGATTTTTCAACCTAACCGAGTTTATTCTTGGTTATTGAAAAAAGGATTGGTTTCACCAAACTTGACTTCAATGTTATTCGGAAACTTCGTTGACAAAATGGTGATTTCTAACTTAATCACCACAGGGGGAGTTTCGGGCATTGCCGCTCGTATTAACGGTTCAGGGTCGCCAGTCGCCTACACTTACATTGCGTTAGGAACTGGCACAACCGGCGCGGCTGACGCTAACACGCAACTGGAAGCTGAAATTACAACTTCCGGTGGTGCGAGAGCCAGCGCGACCGTTACTCTACAAACCACAGATACAGCCGGCGATACCGCCCAACTTCAACTTACCTTTAACTTCACTACTGGCGCTTCATTTGCCATTACTGAAAGTGGTGTGTTGAACGCGGCAAGCACAGGAACTCTACTCGCTCGTCAAGTGTTCTCTGCAATCAATGTCGCTTCCGGCGACAGCTTACAGGTTACTTGGAAGTTTGATGTAGATACCGCCTAAACTTGCGGCTCTACTCTGCCCCCCTCAAAAGGGGCAGAAATAGGGCTGAAAGTCGCAGTCCTAAATAATAAATTAAAAGAAATCGCTATGGACAATTTACAAAACAAGAGGTGCTTAATAGGTATGCCGAGTGCGAGCGGTTTAATTTCAGCTTATACGGTTGATAGTTTATTTAAGCTCACAAGACCAATGCCGATCAGTTTACTCATTATTGAACGCCAAGCAGTTGACGCGGCACGGAATTATATCGTAGAAATAGCAATCCGTATGGGTATAGATTATTTATTCTTTGCTGACGACGACGGAGTATTGCCACCAAGCACATTAGTAAAATTGGTTGAGGACGACAAGGATATTGTCGCCGCGCCAATGCTGACAAGAAACGTCCGGGACAACGGAAAACACGCTATCTGTTGCTTCAAAAAGGAAAACTTTTACATAGGTGACGGCAAGACAATAGGAAAATACCGCTCTGTTGACGGATTTGATAATTCAAAGGGATACCTACACCAAGTTGACGCTGTTGGATCTGCTTGTATTCTGATTAAGAAAATCGTCTTTGAAACTTTGTTTAAGAAACACAATGGCAGAATATACGAGTTTATCCACGAAACGCATATTACCAAAGAACACGGCGTCAGTTTGCGCAACATTTCAGAGGATATGTGCTTTTCTGAAAGGGCAAAAGATGAAGGATTTGAGATTTGGATTGATACCCGGATCAGACCTGTTCACTTGGGCAGTCCGAAACTTATCAGGTTTGAGCAAGAGGGCGAAAACTGGAAGCCGATCAATACGCCTTTGAAAAGCACCAGTTTGCTTTCAGAAAATCTTGGTGATTTTAATCCGGAACTACCCGATACTCCAAACGAGGATAAATCAAAAGAAAATGAGGACAAAAAGTGAAATCTTAATAGTTGTGCCGAGAGAAAGTTTTTCCTTTCCTAAAAAACTTCCAGAAAAGTGGCGGAAGATTTTAGAGAAGAAAGAGGGAAAATCTGTAAAAAAGTTTAAGGTAATTGGAAAAGATAAGCGAGGCTTAATTGTCCAGACGGGGAAAGATGCTTTCAAAGTCTTACACAATGGAAAGAACGCAGACACCTTTGGATATGCCACCAAAGGATTTAATATAGGCAATTCAACGAACCGAATTACAGGTTCTTGGTTTAGTTGTCCCAGCGCAGGCACGGCTAATAGTATAACTGTATATCTTGATGAAGACGGTTCTCTCCCACTGATAAAGTGTGCAATTTATAAAAAGTCTGACAATTCTCTGGTTGGATATACTGAACAATGGGAGATAACAAGTAACTATAATGACTGGAAAACTTTTAATATCGTTTCGGGTGGGAGTTTAACAGCAGTTGACTACTATTTGGTAGTATGGTCAAACGATATTGTTAAGACTTTTTTTGATACTGTAGCAGGGAAAGGGGCTTATGACAGCCAAGCCTATGGTGCGTTTCCTAATCCGTGGAGTATTACTGAAACTACTGGTGAAAAATACTCTATCTACTGCACTTATACTCCTACCGTTGTAGTCCCAACCGTAACCACCCAAGCCGTCAGCAATAAAGCGCCAACGACTGGAACGGGAAACGGAAACATCACGGCTACCGGTGGTGCTAATGCTACTCGCAGAGGGTTTTGTTATATGGCAGGGACGAGCGGTGATCCGACGACTGCCAATAGTGTTGTCTATGACGACGGCGATTTCGGAGTGGCGGCATATACAAAAGCAATTACCGGACTTACAGCAGGCACGGCTTATCGGGTTAGGGCGTATGCTGTGAACTCTGCTGGAACTGGATATGGTGCGACAGTCGCCTATACCACTATGTTTGAAAAGATATTAACTCAATTTCTAAACGTAATTTCAACTCCTACAAAATTAACCAGTAAAACTTTTTCGCAAATAATTCAATCTGTTTCCTCTTTGGCAAATGCTACAACCTATTCAAAAACATTGTCGCAGGCATTAATTATCGTGCCGGTATTATCAAAAATAAGCACGCTTTACAAAACGCTAACAGAAACAATTAAAACAATAAGTTCAGCCGTTTTCCAAACAAGCACTATTCTTATTGAAAATCTGATAGCCAGTCCGATTTTAGGCAACGTTCTTTCAGCCGTCAAAACGCTAACAGAAGTCATTGTGGTTAACTCCAATGCCCTTTTTAGCGCTTCAAGGACATTAGTTGAGGCATTAGTCATTGCGCCGGTTTATAGCACAGTTTTAACCGCACAAAAGGTTTTAACAGAGGTAATTCAGATAGTTGGGACTATCGCGAGGGAAACTGGCAGGATTTTGGCAGAGGTGTTTAATGTTTCCGATTTGGCAATTAATATAGCATCAATTTTCATAAAAGTATTTACCGAAATCGTTAGTATTGTTGAAATAACAATAGGAAACGTATTAAGCGCAGTTAAGGTTTTAACAGAGCAGGTAAAAATAGCTTTAAGTTTTCTTGTTTCCGGAGTATTCTATAAGGTTTTGAGTGAAATAATTAAAGCGGTTGATAGTTTAACCAAAGCAATAGGACGCGTCTTTGTTGAAGTTGCCAATGTTGTGTCAAGTAGATCGGGTGAGATCGCAAAGATATTTGCTGAAACAATAAAAATTACTGGGTTGTTTCTTTTCCAAGCCAGCAAGACACTTGTAGAAGATGTGGTTAAAATTAGCGAATTAATTACAACTTTGTCGGCTTTCCGCACCTTTGAGGAAGTTATTAATATAACAGAAACAGCGTTTGAGAAAGTTTTAACAGCCGTCCGGACTTTTACCGAAACAATCGTTGCCGTTCCGTCATTAGTTTATCTGACCTCTAAAAATCTATTAGAAAGCATTATTGTTTCTGACACAATAGAAAAAACGATTTATGCTGTTAGGGTATTTTTAGAAAACATAATTGTAGCCGGATCAAGGATTTTCCAAACAGCAAGAGTATTTTCAGAGGCAGTTTTAGTCATTGAACAATCAATAAAAACGAAGTGGCTAAAAATCTTTACCGAAATAATAAAAGTTGCTGATAACATTATCTTTAATATCTCACGCACTTTTAGTGAGATTGTCAATATCGTCGGTAGCATTGTTTCCTCAACAGCAAAAACGTTTTCAGAAAGCGTTATCGTCCAAATTATCTCTACTCCATTTGCTATTGGAAAGTTACTGATAGAAAGCGTATATGGAGTTGTTTCTTGGATATTCGGAAAGACACAGTATATTGAATTAGTTGACGTCATTACTGCTACGACCGACTTTCTTTTCTCTATGAGTAGGACATTTGTTGAGGTAGTCCAAATGGCGTCAGACGTCATTATCCGGTATCTTGGCAGGACGTTTGAGGAAATTGTTTATGTGGCAAAAAAACAGGGCGAATATCTTAATTTGCTTTATGGTCAGGTTAAATCAGAGAGCTTTGCTGTTGTTGACGCTCTCGGAAACTGGGTTATTGGAAAATTGCTTGTTGAAATTGTAAAAGTTTTTGACATTATAAATCACGCTGTTTCAAGGACTTTGAGCGAAGTTTTGAGTGCGACTGACAGCGTATTGTCTGTTGGAACAAAGCTCTTAATTGAGAGTATCAATGTGATCGGCGCAATGGCTGAAAGGATAATGACAAGAGTTTTGACTGAAATAATAAAAATGAGCGACGCGATCCTGTTCAGGCATACTTTTTATAAATCATTAGTTGACGTGGTAAAAGCTACTGGCAATGTTTTCAATCAAGCAGGCAAGATATTCACCGAGAACGTTCAAGCAGTCAGCGAGTTTGTTCTTGGCACTATCTCTAAAATGATTATTGAGGCAGTTAAAGTTGTAACTGATTTGACTAATATTTGGACTATGGGACGTTTGTATTCTGAAACAATAAAATTAGTTGACAGTATCTTAAATCAATCCGGAAAGATTTTTATTGAAATTATTAGTGTAGTCAGCGAGTTTGTTTTAGGGACGATCTCAAAAATGCTTGTTGAGGCAGTTTATATCTACGATACAATAGCCAAATCATTGCCAAAGATTTTTGAGGAAACGGTTGTCGTAGTTAGCGTTTCTTTCAATGAAGCCGGCAAGATATTTACGGAAGTCATCAGTGTTGTTGGAACTTTTACGCTGGGGACTATTTCAAAACTATTTATTGAACCTGTCAAGGTGATTGCCAGTTTTTTAACTGGCGGTATTTTTTATACTACCCTGACAGAGATTGTGGTTGTCGCCGGTAATGCTTTTAATCAGACAGGGAAAATCTTTATAGAAGTTGTATCAATAGTTGGGGATTTTATTTTAGGCACTATTTCAAAGGTTTTAATTGAGGTTGTCAAGGTTTATGACGTCCTCAATTTTGCTATGACAAGATTGTTTGAGGAAATAATCAACGTTGTTGATACGAGTTTCAATCAAGGCGGAAAGATACTATCAGAAGTTTTACAGGTGGTTGGTGAGTTGGGTAGTTTTGTTATCGGAAAACTATTTAATGAAATAGTAGAAGTCGGGGAAACATTGACGAGGACTATTAGCCGTGTATTCACCGAAATTGTAAGCGTTATAGGAATAATTTATCAGATTGGTAGTAGTTTTATTCTTTACGAAACTGTCAAAATTATTAACCCCACTACCATAAAATCTATCGGAAGAACTTTAACTGAAAATATAACTGCCGGTTGGGATAAAATTAAGCTCGTGCTTAATGGGGTTCAAGTCGGTTGGTGGAAAAAGGTGGCGCGTATTACCGGTGCTTGGACAAAGATAAGCCGGAACGATAATTAACATTTATTTTATATGACAAATCAAAGCGAAAAACCAAACTTTTACCAACTCTATCAATTAGTGGGTAAAATGGACGGAAAATTAGAGGAAACTCTTAAAAAGTTAGAGAACCACGACAAGAGGATAAATGATATTGAAAAAATACAGGATCAATTTATTGGAAAAACAAGTATCATTGGAACACTAACCGGCTTTATAGGTGGAGTAATCGTTACTTTAATTACGCCTTTTTTGAAAAAATAAAAATATGCCAAAACAAATCTTAATTAAAGACATCAATCTCGGCGGAATAGCTGACAGCGAATATCAGGGACAAACCAATTCAGTTGCGGTTATGGTTGGTCTTGATATTCACTCCGAACCGGGAGTTATCAAAGCCAATCAGAAGTTGGCAAAAGAGAGCGGTGGCACGATTGACGATTTAGTCAAGACGGTTTTACCTTGCTCTGACGGAAATACTTATCTGTTCGGATCAACTAACGGCAAGATTTGGAAAAGGACTGCCGCCGGAGTTTATTCTTTGGAAGCCACAGCCGCGCCAGCCGCAGGGGCAGTTGGCATTTTAGACAGCCGGGAACATCAGGGCTATATCTATTACACAATGGAAAGCCGACTTGGTCGGGTTGCCGTAGGCGCGCCTACTGCTTGGGCTGGACGTAATGATAGCTGGGCTACTTTTACCAACACGGACGCTGACTTTCACCCTTTCAAAGAAGTTAATCAGGTGCTTTATATTGGTGATAGAAACTACGTCGCACAGGTTGACGCCGGAGTTTTCAGCGCCAATGCTCTTGACTTAAAAACACCTTTGAGAATTAAGTCATTAGGAAAGATTTTAACTGATTTGCTTTGGGGAACTTTTGTTAACATCTATCGTGTTGCGACAGAAGTTGGTCGTTGGAATACTTGGTCGCAGAGCTATAAGTCGTCTGACGAAGTGCCGGAAGTGGGAGTTAATTGCTTCTTGGCAACTGATAACTACAATTTGGTTTCCGCCGGCAGAAAAGGGCGCATTTATTACTACAACGGTGAGCAGTTAGAGGATTTTAAGAGAATACCGGGCAACTGGCTTGGGACTAACGAGGCGACGATCCACCCGAACGCAAGTTGTAATATGAACGGCACGCCATTATTCGGAATATCAAACATTTCAGGTAATCCAGCAAAGCAGGGTATTTACAGTTTGGCTGGTTATGATCGCAATTATCCGAAAGTTCTTAATTTAGAGTGGCTGATTTCAACGGGTAGGTATTCCAGCATTGATATTGGCGCAGTAGAAATGATTGGCACGGTTTTGCTGGTTGGTTGGAAAGAACAGAACACAATCACAATGACCATAGCCGATCCGTGCGTAGTTTCTCTTACGGCTCACGGATTAAGCAACGGCGATCCTATAAGTTTTGCTACCACAGGCGCATTGCCAACGGGGATAACCGCAGGCACGATTTATTATATTCGCTCTGTCGTTGGTGAGCAGTCAACCAATGCTTTTAATCTTTATGATACTGCCGCACACGCTATTGCTGGCGGCGCAACAGGTAGAATTATTACGAGTGGCACGCAGTCAGGTGTCCACACGGCGTCAATTTTTGGGGTTGATTGTCTTGACCTTACTAACAAGGTTTCTACTTCCTATTTTGAAACAAGGCAAATTGCTGTTAATAGAAGCGAACAAACAACTTTTGCTGGATCTGTTGGATACCGTTCATTGCCTACCGGCACAAGCATTAAGATTTACTATAAAGACAATCACGCCGCCGCTTATGTTGAGGCAGAAAGCATAGTTGATACTATGAGAAAAATTGTTTATACAAAAGAGCGCTTTCCAGACGCAAACACAATTAAGTTTAAGGTTGAATTGAACGCAAACGGAAATGACGCGCCGGAAGTGGAAGTAGCGCAATTTGATATAATTGATTAAATAATATGCCAAAGGTTTTAATTCAAATTGATCCATTTACGAATATACCCTTTATAGAATTACCAACCCCGACGAACGAAAACGCAGGGTCAACTTTCCTATCTGATTTAAGAGAGTTTAGCATAGGGGACGGAACGCAAGTTTTCAGGGCTGATAGATCAGGTCTTTGGCTTGGTGGTAAAACTTTTGATACCGCGACTTTTAGCGTTTCTATGGCTGGGGCTATTGTGGCAAGTGATTTTACTTTAACGGGCGGAACTATTAAATACGGAAAAACTTCTTTCACCGACAGCACTAACGCAGGATATTTTATGAGCGCTCTCGGTTTTTATTTCGGTTCGGCAGGGGACGCAACCAAATTAAAATACATCATAGCAACAGGTGCTTTGGATTACATTGGAACATTGTCCGGTAGAGAAAGCTCAACTCTTGCCAGCGCTATTAACGCTTCCGGGCAACTTATCACAGACGTTGTTAATTCTAAATTAAGCACGAGTAGCCAACAGATTTTACAGGGTTTTACTTTTGGCGTTTCAGGGGCAATCCAAATAGGCACTTATGTTTCGGGAGTTTCAGGCGATATTAGGATTACTCCCAATGGAATTGTGGGCAGAAATAAAGACAATGCGACAACCTTT